ATCTACCAATCTAAATTTTTTGCCGGGTATAATAGATTCAGTTACAGTTCCTGTGCCTCCCTGATAGCCTATAGGGGCATTAACTGTTTGCGGCTTGTTTGCATTTTTAGTTGAGAATCCTATGTACTCACTCATAAAACTATTTATGTCCCTTTAGTTTTAGTACTTGTAGTTTTGATTTCAGTTTTCTTTTCAATATAGCCTACTTCTTCATCACCCTGAGCATTAACTGATCTATACACTACAAGATTATTGTCGGGACTTCCAGTAGTCACAACAACATTACTAGGTTGTGGTCTACGTCTCGGTGCGTTTCTTGCAGCTTCGTAAACTTCTTCTGATTCTTTTAGTGCCTTTTCTTTCTTCTCAACTTCAGCATATTTCTGATCTCTAGTCTGACGTAATCCTGCTATAGCAGGATCACCCTGAACTGAGTTCTTTAGTGCGATATCTAATGCTTTTTGTGCTGCCTCTAATTCATCATAGGCTGTTTGATATTCACGATCTTTTTCTTGCACCACTTTAAATAAGGCTCTTAGTTCCTCTTCATTCTGTTTAACTTTAGGTTCTAAAGCAGCGGTATTAATTTCGCCATATGTTGGGGCGGGGAGTCCCGGATCTTCTAGTGCATCCTTAACACCTGCTTCTACTCCACTTCTATCATTAGTGTTAACACCTATAGAAGGCATTTTAATGCCACTACCCTGTGCTGTAATCGCAGATAATGCATTTTGAGCTTCTGCTACCTTACTAGCAGGCAATCCTGCATTTATTAATTTCTGTAATCCTTCTTTACTTGCTAATGCTTTCACATCACTTGCAGTAGCATTTATAAGTTGTAAATTTGGGTTATTGCCTAATGGATTTTGTACGTTGTTTAGTGCTGACGTTGCTTCATTTTGTATAGCAACTTTAAGATCAGTTGTGTTTGGAATATTTTTAGCATTACTTGCTAAATTATTAACCATAGAAACCGCATCTTGTCCTCCAGGTAAGTTTGATACGCCAGAAGCCAATGTTGAAGCAGTAGATGATACTAATCCTGAAGATATATTTTGTGCTGCTTGTTTAATTCCAGATATTCCATCTTTTGTATTTTTGACAGCAGTTATTGGATCAGTTACCGCTGAGGCTAAAGTGTCAACTGAATTTTTTACATCAACATCTGTACTTGTTTTAGGTTTAGCAGCTCCTATTAGTGATGATGCTAAACTAGTTGTCAATGGTAATATGACAGATGGAATTAATGGGTCGCTAGAATTACCTGACAATTTTCCAGCAACTGAATTTGATAATTTGTCGGAAGCAATATCAGATGCTACACCAATAATAGATTGTGTAAGATTATTTGACTTATTGCCTATTGATGCAGCCGTTGTTCTTTCTGCTATTTTAGATGCTTCTTGTGTTAGATTTTGCGGCTTGTTTGCAACCATTGCAGGTATTGAACTTGCTATTGCATTAAATGCATCTGCGGCAATACCTTGACTAGTTGGTTTAACGTTGCTTGTAGGAGAATTATACATTGCGCTCAATGATAACTTTAATCCATCAAGTGCACCGGCACCTGATTCTCCTAACTTCGTAGCATAATTGCCTTGCGATACCTCTTGCAATGTCTTGTCTAATTTATTAGAGAATGCTTGTACGTTAGGACCACTAGGTGGCAAGAAGTCTGATAGTTTTGCAGACTGCATAGTTTGTAATATATTATCTGTGCCGTTATTTGCAGCGGATAAGATTACACCGCCTATTTCGGTACTGCTTTCATTTCCAGTTATGGCACCGGCATTTTGCAATTCAGTTTGTACAACTTGTAAATTCTTTGCTAGTGATTCTTGCTGCGCACCTAAATTGTTTATAAATGCTGAGAGATTTTCTGCACCCGGTTTACCTGTAAATAAAGTACTTGGTAAGGCATTTGCAACATTAGTTCCAGACGCTATTAAACTGTCTACTAATCCCCCAGATCCGGGTTTTAATATACCTGCTTGTTCTAATTGTTTAGGCGTTTGTGCGAATTGACCGATAGCAGCCGTAGTATTTCCCGTAGCATTTTGTACGACTGCGGTACCTTTTTTGACTGCATCTGCTGCAGGACCGGCAGCAGCATTTAGTGCTGATTGTGCTGATAATGCCTGTGTAGCATTTTTATCTAGTGAAGCACTTATATTTTGATTTACAGGAGTTTTGGTAATATCTGCGTTAGTTACAGGATTACTTACACCTGCATTTTTTGCTGCTGAGTTTATTGAACTTGCTGGATTAGTTGGTTTAGATGGGAAATTTGATCCTGCACCTAAATTACTTTTTACATCAACACCTTGACCAGCATTAGTCCATGGCGCATGTGCGGGTGCGCGGCTTGTAATACTCTTGAGTTTTGCGGGTGCTGCGATATAGCCTTTTGTGTTATCAAATAAAGTATCAGTATGTAAGACTTGATCAATGATAGGAACTTCTTTAGGTGTAGTTCCTGTTTTACCTGAATTTAAATTGACCCTGCTTCCGTTCACAAATGCTTTGGCTGATGACGCCATGCTAATGTCACCGGTACTTTCTAAACTCATTGCGCCGCCGGCTTTAGCAGTGAAAATAGAAGAAGTGAACACGCTTAAATCAGCACCTGCTCTTAATTTAAATTCTTTTGTACTTTGTATATGCATTACTTCTCCGGCAAAAATGTTTAAATTTTTACCGGCATGAATATTCAAATTGTTGTCTGCGTGTAGATTTAGGTCGCCCTGTGTTCTAAGATTAATGCTATTAGTTGAATAAACATCAACTGTTCCTTCTTTACCTAATTCAACATAACTTTGACCGTTCTTGTGAATAATAAAAATTGTTTGGCCATCGTCACTCATAGTTATTTGATGACCGTCTGCTGTGCGTAACCTAATTAATTGATCTCTGCCTATCACATCGCCGTCATCCATTACGATACTATGACCTGCTCTGCGCCCGATAATTTTTAAACTATCTGCTTTATCTGGGCCTAAATTGTCAATGATATTAGTATCGTTGTATCCACCTTCATAGATTGGTCTACCCGGAGTACTGATACCAAATCCTACTCTGCTTATGTTTTCACGTTGAGAACTTGAACTGATAGGACCACGTATAGGATCGCGCAATATACCTTGTTGCCACATTGTAGCAGCAACATATCTGTGTACTGGCTTTGCTTCTGTTAAATATTTTTCTGTGTTAGTAATCTCTTTATTACTACTATTGATATTGGTTACTGGTAGTCGTGTTGCGCCTCCGTATTTGCTTGCTTCACCTGCTCCGGGAACAACGTTAGTACTAGAACCAATAGCAGGAACCATATGTAGGGCTTCGGGATCGGGTATACAGCCTATATAGTATCCAAAATTTAGATCACCGTTAGCAAACACACATAACACTGAAGTCCCTATATCAGGAGGACTAAACCACATACCATAACTATGGGTGTTACCTTTAAAATTGCCTTCTCCTGTGTTGGGTGACTTATTTAGAGTTTTACCGTAAAAAGGACTTAGGAAATAAACAGGACGCCAAGTACTGCTATCTTCAGGATCAGTACCACTATTATCAGCAATATATACCCAAATACGTCCCGAGCGTGTGCTGTCGCTATTATTCTTTACTATGCCTATCTTAGGTACTAGTTCAGGATTAGAACCGCCTGATGTTGGACTACTTCTTTTAAGTTTACCTTTACTTTTTTGTACGTCATTTGCCATGTTTAGCCACCACCATTTCTAACCTTTTCAAATTCATCCGGCATATAACCCATATTGAATAATTCTGCGTCTGTTTTGTTTGCTAGATTATCTGATTGTCTGCCCTCGCCCGCAGCCGAAGGCGGCACTTGTTTCTTTATGCCGGTAACCTGCACTTCTTGCAATGCGTCATCATTGGCAGTCACAGTACCATTATTAGGATCACCTATTGTTTGTGAATTATTCGGTGAGGATGCCGGGGCTGCCGGACTTGCGCTAGTAGGCGGAGCAGTTTTACTACCGGGAAAATATGGCTGAATTAAACTTAATGTTTGCGTAAATTTTCCGCGATTGAATTGACTATCAATTTGCGCAACCATGTAGATTATTCTATTTTCACAAATTTTTTGTATGTAATCAGGGTATTGCAAAAATAAAATATTATCATTAATGTTTAATAAACCTGTCGCATCTTGGTAATCTACGCCTTCTTTAAATCCAATCTCAACAAATACCTGTCCACCATTAGCATTAATTGTAAATCCATCTGTGTTATAATATTGATTATATAAGTTATTAATGGTAGTAGATGAATCTCTTATAAGAAAATCAGGATCTCCTATAATTTGTAGTGTTGCTGTGCTAAACGCTGCAGGATCATACAAATATGTTGCAACATTATTTTCAGCCTCTAAGCCAACGCCTAACGCACTACTTTTATCAGCATTTGTTACTGTGCCAGGCACGACCGATACTTCACCGCCGCTAGTTGCATTTTGTACCGCTTCGCTAGGGCTACCGGCAACTTTTGGATCGGCTTTTAAACCGCTAGAGTCTGATGTGGTGTTTCCATTACCCGAAGAAGGTCCGGTTCCGGGTCTTTGTGCTGTATCTGTTTCTCTTGATCCCGGTGATGAGGATGCAGGTTTAGTTTTAGATTCACCGTATCCCATCACAGATAAGAAATATGTATTATCTAATAAAAAATCTAAATCAAGTACTTCTGTGTTTTGACCAGTTAACCAATAATCATAGCGTTTATGTGGTCCTCTGTATTTTGATACTGTGCTATAGTACGGGGTTTCCATGCTTGGTATTTCATATACCTGTACGATGTAAACAATGTCCATAGCCCAGTCATTTGTTTTTGGGTCCCAGTCTACTTTTTTAATGTCACTTGTTACAGAGAACCAGCGTAATGTTTGCGGTTCTTGATTTATTTGTTCATAATTTTTTTGTATCGGATCAGGTGATAATGCGTTAGCATAAACAGTGTTTAATGCTTTAACAATATATTCGCTACGTTTAATTATTGTTTCTATAGCAGAAATAATTGATGTATCATTATTAAAAGTTAAAATTCTGCTGGTAGGATCAGGTGGAGCCTGGGCCTGATTTTCATTAACTTCTTTGGTTGTATTTAAAAGCGGATCTCCGAATCTTGCTTTTTGTAAATCATTCTGTACGACTAGAGGTGCTTTTTTAATTAACTGTTCTGCTTCACCCATGAACACTACTTCAAACTTGTTTGGATATGTCGCGCTTCCATTCTTAACTTTATCTTCTTCTTTTTTGTTTAGGTTTGTGAATAATCCATATTCACCTATCAATGCTTCTTCTACAGTTCTACCTTGTACTGATGCACCTGTGGGTACACGACCTCTTTTAATTCCTAGAACATTTTGTGATACAGGAACACCTGCACTTATGCTATAAGTTACTGTGTCTCCGGTCAATCTAAATCTAAAATCTTTTATAACGATATCAAAGTATTGTTCAAACAATCCATCACTGCCTAAAGGATCTACCATGTTACCATATAGTTTATCAGTGCCTTTTACTAAATTTCCGTCTGCATCATATCCATAATATTTTATACCAAGAATAAAAAACTGTTTAAAGAAAGAAGTCATTTGTTTATAAGTTGCAGATGTAGACTGGCTTTGTAATTTTTTCACAGCATTTTTTAAATCAGTAATAAATCTAAATCCATATGGTTCGCTGACTGTGAACGATAAATCAGATACCGCAGCGATTGCTGCTGTGGTAGTTTTAGTATTGACAAGTGAAGTCATTCTTAAATTATCAATAAAATAATCTAAATTAGACATTCTATTTTTATTATTATTTCCGCCAGTCTGCGCTACTACTAAAGCACCGCCCTCAATACCAACCCCGCTTTCTCCTATAGGTGTAGCCTGAGATAATGCATCAATCTTTTTTCTGCCCGAATCTATAAATGCTTGATAAGCATCAGGGCTAACCATATACAGAGTTATTATATAAGAATAACTTGAAAGTTGTGCTAAAGGATTATAGGTGCGTCTGCTGACAGTTGGCTTGCTTGTCGTGTCATCCGTGCTAGCATTGCCTGCTGATGGACCCCAACCAGTAGGATCAATAATTGTACCGATAGGTAAACCAAATTCGTCTTTTTGAACTGTGCTTGTGCCGTCTACTGCATTTTGTTTATTGGGATTCTGGTCGTCATCGCTAGCACCCACAAGTTGAGGTTTGGTGGCATTGTCGCCGGGTGTTTGATTAATAGTAGAAGGTTGCGGAGTAGGATTATTTTCGCTTGCAGGATTAGTTGGTTCACTTACTTCATTTACAGTAGTGGTTGTTGTTTTAGTGCCATCTGGTTGTGTTATTGTTTCTGTTGATGTTTTGGTACCTGGTAACAAACCTTCACGCTCGGCTTCTTTAAGTGATTCGTCTACACTTGAAAAATTTTCTTTAAGCGCAGTAAAACCTTTTAACTTTACAGGGAATCCACTTTTATCTTTGACTGTTTGATTAGGTTGTGTTAAAAACTGAGTCATGTAGTATGACTGTTCTTCATTCAACCCGGGCACACCACCTGCAGATTTTATACTGTTCCAGTAATTTATGTCGCCTGTTATACTTCTGCCGCCAGGTAAAGTTACAGTCATTTCTGGTTTTAAAGTTTTATCGTTTACTGTACCTTCTATTGAAATATCAGCAAATTCACTTGATGATGAACTTTTAGGCCATCGTCTTACAGTCGCGCTTGGCCCACTTACATTAACTATTGCCATACTATATGCCTAAATATTGTCTTAGTGTTTCTAACTTCGGTATGTATATTTGTATGCCGGCTACAAAATCAAAATAAGGATCAAATCCTAAACGATTAGGATTACGCGCCGCAAAGACCCACCACAATCTGCTATCATTATATAAATGATATGCTAGTAAATCAGGACGATACTGGTATGCTATTGGCAATGTATATAAAACATCACTGCTTGAAGCAGGGAACGGTCTGTTGACCATAAAGTCTAAAAATTTACTGTTAAAAATCTCTGTGTCTCTGTACGGACTTGTTGATGGATATATATTATTTTGTGACATTACCAGAATCCTGCGCCTTTACCTTTTCCATTATAACCACTTAATAATTTACCGTTAGCATAATCTTTGAGGCTAAAGAAGTTGCTGACATCCAATCTGCTGGGTACCGGTACTGCACTTAACTGTATTTGCATTCGTGTTGGAACATATGTTGGGTTAGCGGCTTCACCTGAATTAAAACCTTTAAATCCTGCATAAGTCCAATTGGCGTCGCCTAATTCTCCACCAGGAGACAATACATTATAATCTTTATTGAAATTTAAAAAGTTTCCAATTGCTGCTGCACCTGAAGCAAGTGTATTTTGTATCGTGTTTTGCAGTAGTGTTCCCCAATTCCAGTTTACAGGCTTTTTAGGTGCTTCGTCATTAACGCTACCGCCTTGTGTAGATCCAGCACCAGGAGTGAATATACCGGCTCTGATATAGTCAACATCAGTTGGAGTAGTATATGTAAAATTAGTTATCACTAACGGATGGTTGTTAAACATAAATTGTCCGAATCCTGTTAGAAACAATACAGGGGGAGGAGTGCCTGCTTTTGGATTACTATCTAAAGCGTAAAACATTTTAGTTACTGACCTAAAGAAATGTATTGTTGCTAAAAGATAGTTCGCTTCAAAGTTATCCTGCGCAGTAAATTCACCTGTGATAGAAATGCTATCAATGCTACTACTATCATAATATGGATAACTGTAATTAGAACCTGATGGACGATAATTTCCATAAGCAGCACTATATCCCACCTGTACGCTCGGTGTATAAGGAAAGATAACACCGTTAGTACCGGCTAATGGTTCAAGCAACACATTAGATTTGTCATTGTACAAATAAGTTGCACCGGGACTTAGCGATAGCTTGACACGCCAGTCTCGTCTAGCCTCAAAATTTGTCTCTTGTCTAATTGACGCCTGCTTTCTAGTATTTTGTACTGCCCCCTGTGTGGTCGGGACACGACGACCAGTAACAGTTACTTCTTCTAGCTCATCAGGATTTCTTTGTGCAGTAATGGTAACTTCTTCTAAGTTTTCATCATCGCCTGCGCTGATGTCTCCTAGATTAAGATTAGGAGCGGTGACATCAATATTTCCTGCTGATCCAGGACCTGTAGGTATGTTAACGTCAGTACCGGGAGTGACAAGAACATTACCACTAGGACGCACATCTGCGCTGGATTGTGGTGGAAGAGGCAAATTAGCATCGGTTATTTGTACTTGCGTAGACTTCTGTTGCAAAGAATTAAGTGTGTTTTTTGCTGCCCTGATAGTTGGAAGATAACCGGTAACCACACAGTTTTGCTGCCCTTGCTGGGTTTTTATTGAGTCTAATTGATTTAGTAATCTATTAATCTCAGCATTAACTATGTTTATACTATTTTGTAATGCTGTTATTTGATTTCGTACTGCTAAAGTTTCTGATGGATTTCGTGTGTTAGGTATAGGAAGTTTGAGGAGGTTATCTCCTCTTACTGTTGCTTGTGCTAGCGAACTAGCAGTTTGCTGTGCCTGTCTATCTAATTCGGCGCAAGTAGCCATTAATAAACCTCTTATACGGTACGTATAAATAACATGTCTGTGTATTATTTATCGCCCTAAAAATCACCAATTTTGTTAGTTAGGCTTGACATATTATGTCAAGTCATGTATCATTTTTACAACACAATAACAAGAGGATCTATGTCTACAGCGAAGAAACCAGTAAACTACCTAAACAATAAAGATATCCTAAAAGAGATACATGCAAGCAAGACTAGTTATTGCAGTTTTTCAAGACAGGAATATCATCAATATGATCTAATCATTGACATGCCGCAAAGTTCATTAGAGAAGTCATTAGATCAATTATCAAGGCCTAAAAATATCAAGGCTGCTAGAGAAATAAGAGCAGCAAGAATTTTAAATCAAACAGGACAGGAAGTAAAATTAAAAGACATTCCTGTAACTCATCTAGTATTTCGTGTTATGACTTGGGATCATATTCCAGTAAGCCCAAAACAGCCACGTAAAGTTGTCAAAAAGAAAACAGCCAAAGATATATTAGAGTTTGATGATTTAGAAGAAAGTCTATTTGAAGATTTAGAGATTGAAGAAACCAAAGATGATGTAGATGACATGGTTCATGTCAAGGTAAACTTTCCCCCATTCCAACATTATAAGTTAGATGAAAACAATTCAGCAATATGTGTCGGTAAGAGTCATTGGAAAGGCGGTGTTAAGACCGGAGAATTTAGTAAGAATCACGGTAATATTACAAACAAATTAGCAAAGATGTTTATCATGCTTTGTGAAAAGTATGCCATGAAGTTTAACTGGCGTGGTTACACGTACAACGATGAGATGCGTAACAGTGCTATACTTCAATTGACATATGTTGGATTACGTTTCAATGAGGCAAAGAGTGCCAACCCATTCGCATATTACACTGCTGCTATCACAAATAGTTTCTGTCGTGTGTTAAATACTGAAAAGCGTAATCAAAATATTCGTGATGACATTCTTGAAATGAATGGTTTGAACCCAAGTTATACTCGCCAAATGAGTAACACAAAGTTCAATGTTTACGAAGAATAACCAAAAAACTTTATATAAATCAAGAACTTAGATAAACTATATTGATGTCTAACTTATTTAAAAAGGCAGCAGTTTTCACAGATATACATTTCGGCCTGAAGTCAAACAGTCTTGAACACAATCAAGACTGTGCCGATTTCGTTGACTGGTTCATACAAACTGCCAAATCTGAAGGTTGTGAGACTTGTTTTTTCCTAGGTGATTACAATCACCATCGTGCGAGTATCAATATCCATACTATGCAATATGGATTACGCGCATTAGAAAAATTGAATGACAATTTTGATAATGTTTATTTTATTCCAGGCAATCACGATTTATATTATCGTGATCGCAGGGATATACACAGTGTTGAGTGGGCAAGGCATTTGCCAAACGTTCATATCATCAATGATTGGTTTGCCGAAGGCGATGTAACTATCGCGCCATGGTTAGTAGGAGATGAATACAAGAAACTGCTCAAGATCAAATCAACAAAATATTTGTTTTCGCATCTTGAACTGCCACGCTTCTACATGAATGCTATGGTTGAGATGCCAGATCATGGTGAGATAAGCGATGAACATGTAGGTGGATTTGAACAAGTATATTCAGGACATTTCCATAAACGACAGTCACGTAAAAACATCTGGTACATGGGCAACGCTTTCCCACACAACTATGCTGATGCAGGCGATGATGCACGTGGCATGATGATACTAGAATGGGGAATTGATCCTGTATTCAAATCATGGCCCAAACAACCAACATTTAGAGTTTATAAATTAAGTGATGTGTTAGAAAACCCTGATGGATATTTACTACCACGTAGCAGTATTCGTGTACATCTTGATATTGATATTAGTTACGAAGAGGCAAACTATATCAAAGAAACATTAGTACCAAAACATCAACTGCGTGAAATGGCATTGATACCTATGAAACTTGATCAACATGCAGTTGATCTCGCCCCAGGTGACTTGAAATTTGAAAGCGTTGATCAGATAATTACAGATCAAATTAGCAATATTGAAAGTCAACATTATGATCCTAAAGTATTGCTTGAGATTTATAGAAACCTATGATACTACTAAAAAATATTACATTACGGAATTTTTTATCTATTGGCGCAGTCACACAGGCTGTGAATTTTGATAGCAAAGAATTGACATTGATTTTGGGTGAGAATCTCGATCTAGGGGGAGATGGTGCTAGAAATGGTACTGGGAAGACTACCCTCATCCAAGGTCTTTCATATGTATTGTTTGGTACACCAATCAATCAAATACGTAAAGATAATCTAATCAATCGTACTAACGGTAAAGGTATGATGGTTACATTAGAGTTTCAATGTAACGGTGTTGATTATAAGATTGAGCGCGGTCGTAAACCAAACGTACTCAAATTTTATGTGAACAATCAAGAAGAAGAATGTATCAATGATGCCCAGGGTGAGAATAAAGAGACACAAGAGCATATTGAACGTGCTATTGGTATGACTCCCGACATGTTCAAGCAGATCATTGCATTGAACACGTATAGCGAGCCGTTCTTAGCCATGAAAACAAATGACCAGCGTGACATTATTGAGCAACTGCTGGGCATTACATTGTTAAGTGAAAAGGCGGAATTAATCAAAGAACAAATTAAAAGTACAAAAGACAAAATTACTGAAGAAGAATATAAAGTCAAAGCCATTGAAGAAGCAAACAAGCGTATCCAAGAACAGATTGAAAATTTAAAAAGACGTTCAAAATTATGGGATACCAAACACGATGAAGATTTAAAAAAGATTAAGGAAGACTTGATAGAATTACAAAAACTAGATATTGATCTTGAACTACAAGGTCATAAAGACCTTACTGCTTACAATCAACGTAAAAAAGATCACCAAGATTTAGATAAGACTATTGAAAGAGCATCAAGTGATTTAGAAAAAGAAACTAGAAGCCTACAAAGACTAGATCGTGAATTGCAGACATTGCAGAAACATCAGTGCCATGCATGCGGACAAGATATACATGATGATAAACATAGTATATTGGTTTATGAAAAAGAAAAAAACAAAGCCGAAACAATTAAGATTACTAATGACTTAACACGCTTAAAAAATGAATTGCAATCTGCCAAAGACAGTCTAGGTCCGATAGGTAAACAACCAAAACTGTACTACGACACTGAACAGGAAGCATTCCAACATCGTAGCATGGTTGATAGTTTTATACGTTCAATAGAAGATAAAGAGAAGGATATAAATCCATATACTGATCAAATTAGTGAGATGGAGAATCAAGCATTACAAGTCATTGACTTTAACAATATAAACAGTTACACTAAACTTCTTGAACATCAGAAATTTTTATTGGACCTACTAACAAATAAAGACAGTTTTGTACGTAAGAAAATTATAGATCAGAACCTCAGTTATCTCAACGCAAGGCTCACACACTACCTTGATAGAATCGGATTACCTCATCAAGTAATATTTTTAAACGATCTATCTGTTGAGATAACTGAGTATGGACGTGAACTTGACTTTGATAATTTAAGTCGCGGTGAACGCAATCGTCTAATACTTGGCTTGAGTTTCGCTTTCCGTGATGTGTGGGAAAGTCTATACAGCCCAATCAATACATTGTTTATTGACGAATTGATTGATAGTGGTATGGATACTGTAGGTGTTGAAAACAGTATGGCGATATTAAAAGACATGAGCCGTAATCGTAATAAGAGTGTATGGCTTGTAAGTCATCGTGAAGAACTTGCCGGGCGAGTACCTACAGTATTGCGTGTTGTGAAAGAAAACGGCTTTACAACATATAGCACTTCACATGATTTCACATAAATTTTTCCATATGGGTAAACAAAGATAAAATATACACATGCCAAGTCCACAAAAACAAAAAGGCTCAAGTTGGGAACGTGAAGTAGCACGATACTTGAGTGAAAAATATAATGAAAGTTTTATACGCGCACCCGGAAGCGGGGCATATGTAGGCGGTAAAAATAAAGTTAGAACACAAATACTACACGAAGGGCAGATTCGTAGTTTTAAAGGGGATATTGTTCCGGGACAAAGTTTTCCTAAATTTAATGCAGAATGCAAGAGTTACGCTGATTTCCCATTTCATTTAGTGCTTACAGGTGACTGTAAAGTATTAGATAGTTGGTTAGACCAAATGATGGACGTAAGTGAAGAAAATGACTTAAATATTCTGTTCATGAAGTTTAATAGAAAAGGTAGTTTTGTATGTGTTCAAACTAAATTAACATGGATTACAGATCAATTTTTATATTATACAAGTAAAAAACACAAAGATTGGCTCATTATAGAATTTGACCATTTTTTCAGTTTAAATTCTGACTTACTAAAAGTTTATTCTTCAAACTCATCAGACACCACGTCATCTAAAACCCTTACTATTTCAACAGTTAACAATTAAAATTTGTCTGGCAGAGGATGCTCTGCTCTCCTTGAGTAAGCCTGATTTATCAGTAGCCTACGGATCTGGAGTAAAGATACTTTTATAGTATCGTATACCGAGAGGGCAATCGACAGGTTTGCGAACCCTCAATGAGTACATATCTTATTTCGTTTTGCGGATATGTAACATGCGTTATAGTAGATGAAAGTCTACAACTACAGTCCATAAACTTTACAGTATAACCGGTAGCGTGATATATCACAAAAGGGTAATATCACGGGAACAAACGACATGGATGATGGGCAGGCAAGTCCTAACTATGGTAGTGCTGAGATAGCACTACCATGGCTTCAAAGCGGCAATTAATCTCAATCCATATAAAATTAAAAAGACTGAGTGAGCGGTAGCGAACGAAGTGTTGTCCGAAGGACAACTTAAAAATAGTTCAATCCAGTTTTCTTTGTAGTTTCCATATGCCCTTCTATAATTTTGTTAATTGCTTTTCTTTCGTCTACGGACATATTTAAAATATCTTCATAAGTCGCACCACCGCGTAAATGCCATGCCATGGTTAGAGCTGATTCTTTGATACCCCTAACTTCATTTTCCATATCAGTAATTAACTTCGTAACTTCCGTAGGGGAAGAAGAGAGAAGTTTTATCCGAAAAAATCTGAGGAGTTTAGTGTGAAGGGTTGTTTATATGGTTTATTACAACTAGTACATGAAATCTCTAATGGTTTTATTTCAGTACTTTCTTTTAATTTTGCGTTATAATCTTTTATAGCGTTATAGGTATTTGCATCGCATTGTTCCAAAAATTCACAGATATGTTCTGAATCTGTGACCACGGCGTGGGGGGTTCTTATAAATTCTATAGATTGACTAATCACCTTCATGGTCAATGCAGTTACCATTTTAATCGCTTCTTGAGTTGCTTCTCTTTTTTCCTTTTCGTCTTGTATGTTTTCTATACGATTAAAAACTTTTTGTAAATCAAACTGGCTTATAGCAGCAACAGTCATTTGTGCGTATGTCACAGGTCTAAATTTAAATTCTAGGTCGTTTAATACTAATAGTTGATTGTAATCACCTAATTTCATACCTGTCAAAATTGTCATTAGGTTAATTCCATATGTTGCCTCATTTTGACATCCGGGGCAGACAGTAGTAATATCTAATGTATCTTGACCGCCAGCACTGCGAATACCTATTAGTATAGCATCTAAATCGCTGATCATTAGGTGCATAGGATCTTTTATACATGGTACACAACTTTTAATGACATCAGCAACAGCCACTCCGTTAAACAATGCGTCGGGAGTACGTAATGAAATCTCATCTAATGCAGTCATTGGGTAAACCGGCAGTTCACCGTTTTTAGGCATATCTACTACTTCTGATGGATAACCTATTCCTGCACTAGGTAATTTAATATAAACGGCTGGTCTTCTGAAATGCTGTCGCAATGGATTATCCATGGTAACCTCTTAATTTTGGGTAATTTTATAACTATAAATAGTAGTGTTATTTATGAACCCAGAGAAAGCGTATAAAAAATGACTCCACAAGATATTGATAATCTACAGAATGCTATTAATGCTTTACAGCAATCAGTAAACGGATTAGCGGGTAGCACCGGAGTTATCGGAAGTAGTCTTAATAACTTCAATGGTCAAGTGCTTAATTCTAGCCAAATGGCTAGAACTGCCGGACAAAGTTTTCAAGCAGCCGGGCAAAACATGGTATCATCTTCCATGTCTGTGGCTGCTGCTCAACAACAAGCAGCACAGCAAATGCAGCAACAGTCTGCTGCTATGGCTGCATCAGCAAATACCTTACGCCAGCAAATTGGACAAGCAGCGAGCGCCGTATCAACATCTACAGGTAATTTAAGTTCTTTAGGTGGGGCAGTTTCAGCGACAGCCACAGGATTAGGGGCATTAGCAGCAAGATTAGGTATTACTCAAGGCGCGGCAGCGGCTCTTGCGGTTACATTTAGTTCTGTAGTGAATGCGGTTTTAGGTCAAACTCAAAGTTTATTGGGTGCAAGAGATGCGCTTAATAAATTAGGCGGTGTCGGTCAACAAACAGCAAGTTCATTATACTCATATGCACATGCAGCAGGATTACATTCTGATACGATAGGCAGAATGATTAGTCCTCTTGCTACTTTAGGACCTGCATTATTAGGATTAGGTCGCGGTGCAGGAGACGCTCAAAAAGCGTTTATGGAACTTGTGCAAGTTGGCCAAGAGAATAGAAAACAGTTTGCTAATATAGGTGTTTTCCAAGAAGAGATGATGAGGTATCAGGGCAACTATGTTGCTGCCCAAGATGCTGCAGGTATAAGTTTAAGACTGCAAAACACCAACATGAGCAAATTGCAGGCTGCAAGTCTGGAATACATTAAAAACCTATATGAATTATCAGCACTAACCGGGGAAGAAGTCAGTACTGTTGAAAAACGCATGAGAGCAGCTAGAGAAGATCCTCTAGTTCAATTGAAGAATTTAATTCAACAGGAAGAAATTTTTGGTCTAAGACGAAGTGCCGAAGAAAAAGAAAAAGCAGGCGATCTAGAAGGGGCTAGACTAGATCGTGAAGCAGCCAACCGCCTAGAACAAGACATGGCATTTAGAAATGCAGTCGTTGATCAGTTATCAATGCTTCCTGCAAATCTGCAAAAAGGTGTAAAAGAATTATTAGCGACCGGCACGTTAGGTAAAGACAATCTTCAGATGTTCATGACCGGAGTGGCTCCGGTCATATTAGAACTTCAAGAAACAGTTAAAAATGCTAGAACTGCTGATGGTCAACCAATCTCAGCTGAAGACCAAGCAAAACTGTTTGCTGACTTACTTTCTAAGGAAATGTATGAGCCTGGTGGAAGATTAGGTCAATTAGCAACACAAGTAGGACCAGCAGCATTACTATCAGGTAATGAACAACTAAGACAGCAATTATTCCCTACTGATGCGATGAAGCAATATGCTCGTCAGCCTGAAGATAGGGCCGAACTACGTGCAGAAGCAGCGCAACAAATAGCATCTGCTATGACAAGCGGTGCAGACAGCGCAAGTAAAATTGCCGCATCATTGCAAGAAGCAGGAATAACATTAGGTCAAGTTAGCGATAGAATAGCAAAAGAATTAAATCCATTCGTACAAGATTTTGATATCAATACACAATCTCCTGTTGCTACTGAAGAAGCAAAAAGACAGGCAGAACCTACTAATGAATTACTAACAGCACAGTCTGCTATAGCAACACTAGATAATATTGCAAAATCAGATCAGGCTGCGGTAAACTTTTTGGGTGGTATTGCTGATGACGTATCAAAGATTTTAGGATTATTTGGTGTAGACGTAAGTGATGAAGCCAAGCGTCTAAGAGATTTATCAAGAGAAACAATAGGAACAGGTCAACCGGAAAGTAACCCGCAGCAATCAAGAGAAGCGACTACACCTGCAGCACCTGTCGGTAGTGAAATTTTACGCCGTGAAACGCAACCAGCAGCGCCGGCAGTAGTTACCGCACCGCCTACTGCGACAGAAACGGCACCACCTGTAGCAGCACCAACAGTACCACCTGTTGCGACAGAAACGGCACCACCTGTAGCAGCACCAACAGTACCACCTGTTGCGACAGAAACAACACCACCTGTAGCAGCACCAACAGT